CACAGTAATCTACGTTAGCATCAGGTTGGACAACCCAGATGAGTTCTTTACAAGGGTGGTTGAAGTTAAGTTTGATTTTGTTGGAAGAAGAACCAACAGATTCATCACCAGTGAATTGAACTTGTTCAATGAGGTATTCGTGAGGGTTTTGGGCCATTTTTCTACGTTCATCAGTATCAAGGAAGATATAATCAACGTAAAGGGAGGCAGCAACAAGGGATTGTTGATAAGCATTGGTTACTGATACTGTACCATTAGCAGCGGCAAGGTCAGTTACAGCCCATAAGCATTCACCGATAGGACGGAAATCGATGTTGATCTTGACTTCGTGGTATTGAAGGGCAATAAGAGGAAGAGCAAGACCAGGGTTGCGGCAGTACCAGAATTGAAGAGGTACATATAATGTGGTTTCAGGAAGAGCATTGCGAGGAGCACATACTTGTTGAGCACCACCGGCGGCAGCACAAGGACCTGAGATAGAATCGAAATCTTTATCAGTGATGAATGTAAGTTGTGTGGTATTACCTACCATTTTGTGGTAACCGGCTTCTTGTTCAGATGACATAGTAAGTTGGTTCCAGATGTGCATCCAGTCACCATATTGACGATCGATTCTTTGACCACCAATTTCTACTTCAACTTGGGCAATAAGTTGTTCACCAGGGAAATCTAACCAACGAGCATAAACATCAGTAGCTTGACCTTTCATGTTTTGGTTAATTTCAGGGAGTGTTACTTGTAAGTATGTTCTGTAAGCAAGATCACCATTTCTTGATACGGTACAGGTTACACGGCGACCGAAATCGGCTTGACCTGAGAATGTTTGTTCAATGGATTCCATTGCGAAGTTTGTGTGTCTGCGGTATGAGACTTTCCAGAAAGTGATTTCAGGAGTACCAGTAAGAAAAACGTCTTGGGCGCCATAGGCGACTAATTGCATAAGAGCTCCACCCATTTTATATATTATCCTAAAGATAATAAATGTTGAGAATAACACGAAAAAAATGTTTTATTCTACATAAATCATTTTTTAATTATTAATTAATTCTTTTTTTTTACTCTATATAGATATATTTTAAAAAGTTATTTAGGTGTTTTTTTTAAAAAAGAATTATCAGTTATAAAATTTTCTAAATAATTACTATCAAATATTTCCTGTCTATTCTCATGTTTTTTTGAAAATATATAACTAGATTCCTTCTTTTTTACTGACCATCCTTCATCTATTGCATTATTAATAAATATTAATTTCTGAAGAAATTTATTTGATATATTTGTGTTTCCTTCGTATTTTATCATTTAATTATAGTGAAATTTTATTTTTTATATTTTTACGGATAATTTATTTAAATACTATAAAATATTATTATTATTTATGAGTAAAAAAAACACTATTGCTAATATTAATAATACTATTGATAATAAACACAATGAAATGATTGAAAAATTCGATAATATTGAAACTACTATAATTCCTGAACTTAAAAAAGAAAAAGAAGAACTTATTCATGAAATTAGAAGTTTATCTAAAAAAGAAGTTGATAAATATATGGAATTAAAAGACCGTATTCTTGAAATTAAATCTAATATTAAAAAGCTTAAAAATGAAAAAAAAAAATATTATATTGAAAACAGCACATATATATTTAAATATTTTGAAGAAAAGAAAAAAATTTCCTCCGGTGAAAATAATCAAAATATGAATGTTCTTAATACTTTTTTTAAAATTAGATCTACTAATAATAATTTTTATGATATCAATAATGAAAAATATTCTAATTCTAAATTAACATATCAAAAATACTGGAAAAATGTTAATGATGAAGTTCTTAATATTAAAGATTATATTGTCCCCTCCGATATTTGTCAATCTTGTAATAATGGTGAAATGATTTCCCAAGATGAAGAAGGTATTTTAATATGCAATAACCCTGATTGTGGTAAATTTATTACATATATTATAGATGGTTCTAAACCATCCAACAAAGAACCCCCTAATGAAGTCTCTTATACTGCCTATATTAGATTAAATCATTTTAAAGAAATTTTAGCACAATTTCAAGCCAAGGAAACTACACAAATTCCCGAAGATGTTATTGAAGCTATCCGTAATCGTATTAAAAAAGAACGTATTACTGATTACTCTCTTATTAATTATGACCTAATGAGAGATTTATTACGAAAACTTGGTCTTAATAAATATTTTGAACATATTCAATATATTAATTCATTATTCGGTATTAAACCACCTGTTATGAATGAAGAACTACACGAAACATTATGTATTTTATTTATAGAAATACAAAAACCATGGGCTATTCATTGTCCTGCTAATAGAACTAACTTTTTTAATTACACATATACATTATATCAATTATGTGTTCTTTTAGATCAAACACAATATTTACCATACATTCCTATGATGAAAGACCGTGAAAAACAATTAGAACAAGATATGATTTGGAAAAAAGTTTGCCGTAGTCTAGATTGGGAATTTTTTCCTACTGTTTAATTTTATATTTTTTTTATATAAAATTGAATTATTTTTTATTATATTATTATAATAAACATACACAATAATGAGTGAGTATATTGAAAATATTCTTTTAAGAAAAGTTAAAGATACATATGGTTGGCCTAGAACTATCTCTTCTACTGATAATTTAGAAAAACCTGTTATGACTAGAAGCGTTCGTATAGGTTCTTCTAGAAATTGTAATGATGACGGAATTATTAAGGATTACACTATTGAAAATAAACTAATGAATTTTGTCAATAAATACAATATTGAAAATTATGAAATAATTAATCATGATACCAAATACGAATTCTCATATGAACTTAAAATTGATAATGAAACATATACATCCTTTACTAATAATTTACAAGAATAATTTTGTTATTAATATTGATAATACTATCCAAGGCCATAAATTAAAAAAAATTTTATTATTTTCATAAAAATCTTGATACCATCCAAAACTTTTTTCTACGTTACCTATTGGACATCTACCATCAATTAACCAAAAAATTAACATTGATGATAATATTACTACTATTAATTTCAATAATTTTTTATTTATTAAAAATAATGATACAACCATAGTAGATATTGAAAATACCATATGCTGGCTATCTCTTGAATACATATCCTTTGTTAAAAATGATGTGTAAAATAATGCATGACATAAAAACAATATATAAATATATCCCTTTTCATATTCTAATAATTTTTCTGTTTTTAATATGTAAAATAATACACAATCTATCAATATTGTTATAATTATTAATATTGATATACGTTCTTCAATAAATTCACTTGTAGATTCCATTTATATATTATTTTATCATTTTAAATTATAAATAATTTTGATATTAAAATTCCTATTAAAGTAACAGGCCATAAATAATATAATGATTCTACATTTTCATAAAAAATACTATATCCATTAAATGTATTTTCTATACTACCCATTGGACAATGACCGTCTATACACCAAAATATAAGCATTATTGTAATTATAAATAAAAATAATTTTATTAATCTTTTATTTGTTACACATAATGATACAATTGCTATCATTATTCCATTCATAACATGTAGATTATCTCTAGTATGTATATCTTTTTCAAATAATGCAGGATAAAATAAAATGCTCATTAATAATAATAGGTATATTACTGCTTTATCAAATTCTACTAATGTTTCATATTGATATATTATCAAATATAATAGAAAAATATCCATAATTAATGTTAATAATATCATAATATTTGTTCTATCAGGCCCATCTGTTAGCAACATTCTATATAATATTAATTATAATTAATTAATATTATTATTTAATAAATTTTATATTTTATTGATAATTTACATAGGGCGAGGGAATCCTACAAGGTTTGCACCTACACCGAAACCTGCACCTGTACGTGCGGTAGCACCCATAGCAGGAATAAATACATCAAGAATACTGAATGTGGCGGCAGCGGTCAAAGCAATAATGACAACTTCTTCTACATTAAGGGATTTCTTTGGTACGGCAAAAGCAACAAGTGCTACGACAATACCTTCTACAAGATATTTGACAACGCGTTTTACGAGTTCATTGAAATCAAACATGTCCATGGCTGTTTCTTATATATTGTAAAAACAAAAAAATTTGAAACTTATTTATTTTTTTATTTCCTAAATAATTATCTCTATAAACAATATAAATAATCACTATCAATATAGATTATAAATGAGTGGATTTGAAAAGAAACTTGACGATTCAGGGAATATTAATCCTAAATATATTGACTTAATGGATGAAGATCCAATTTTGGCAGGACAAAAATTTTGTTGCATCTCTTTTGTATCACCCGAAAAAATACTAAAAAAACGTGAAATATTTTTACTTAATAAGTTTATTCAAGAGTATGATTTTACTAAATCAATGGATAAATTCGGTGGATTTTTAAACTTTGTATCTTATTCATACAAAATTAATGTTGAGGATTTATTCAAATTATTTAAAGAATTTGTTACTGAGGAATCATCTAAATTAAAAGAAGACGGTATTGAAGATGATTATAAAAATTTTATTGATAAAAATGAAGATAAGTTTAATGAAGAATTTAATCGTGAGCATAATTTCCAAACTTCTGTTCGCGGTCTTAAAGTAAGAGGTACATTCAATACACAAGAAGAAGCAGAAGAGCGTTGTAAATTATTACAAAAAACTGATAAAAATCACAATATTTTTGTTGGTCCTGTTGGTATGTGGATGCCTTGGGACCCAGAACCTTACCAAACTGGTAAAGTACAATATTTAGAAGAAGAATTAAATCAACTTCATAAAGAAAAAATGGAAAATGAAATAAAAGCTAAACAAGATTTTGACCAACGTATTAAAGATACTAAAAGAAAGGCTATTGAAGAAAATATTAAGAAAGCACAAGATTCTGGTAATAAATTAACTCAAACTATTGATGATGAAGGTAATCTTATCGGTGTTATGGAAACTGTCAATTTTGACGAACGTGACGCTACTACTCCAGATGAAACAAATGAATATAATAGAAAATTACTTGAAAGTCACCTTAATAAAAAAGATAAAAAGGAAGATTAATAGTAATACATTTATTATTGTAATGTAAAATTGATTTAAAATCTATTTATTTATTCATATAATAAATAAATATATGAATAATATTGATGAAAATACACTTGTCGCATGGTACTATAGCCGACATTTCGACAAAATGTATTTTTATAGATACCTAATTCAACATGTTGTGCATAATAAATTCATTGTAAAACTCCCTAATAGAGAAGATTTCGGCGACTATTTACGATTTACTCAAACTGTTTATAATAACATATATAGTAAGTATTTAGATAAAGACCATAGATACGCTGTCACGCTTTTATATGATAAATTAGTACTTCAACACGATTTATGTTCAAACTTGAAATTATCCAGTTTTTATGAAGTATATTCTAATAGTTGTCTTTTCCAACTTTACAATTATAAAGTTCAACAATATTTTACATTTTATTTTAACAAAATACAAAATGCTTATTTTGCACTTACTCATTTTGTTAATATATGCAAACGTAAAATTAATACCCCTTTTAATGAACAAGACCTTATTATGGATAATATTAATATTAATAATTCATGTCCCATCTTTCACCATAATAAATTATACTTATTCTCTAAAAAAGATATTTATAGTATGTTCTATAACTCTCTTGTATCTTCTTCATATGAATTTTATAGTTCTCCAAAATATATTAAAAATCCATATACTAATTTAGATTTCTCTTATCATCATCTTGTTCAATTATATTTCTTTTATAAAAATAACAGTTATTCTTTCTCTAGTATCATTGAATCTTTCTTTAATTGTAATTTTAAAATTAATAAATTTGTTACAAATAATGATACTCTTTTAACTAAATTAAATATTAATAGATTTTTAAATAATGATTCTTTAAATTCTGAAAAAATTATTTATCATATTAAAGAAATGATTAAATATACAAATAAACAAATTTTAAAAAATGGTAATCGCATTATTTATTGTAAATATTTTCCAAAAAAAATTTATATTAAGGCTTTTAAACCTTATCTTTACAACTATTTAATGTTTAAAAATAATAACGACCAAACTATCAGTTTTGATTGTTGGACCAAATTTAAAAGTAAAATTTGTCGTTTTAATAGAAAATCCCCTATGTTTGGAAGACAAGTTGTAAGAATTAAAAATAATAATCTACCATTAATATTTACTAATCTACCTAGTGGTAAAAAATATTATGATTATTATACAAGCCATATTAATTATTACAATAATGAAATTACAAAATATGATGATATTCGTCCTACTCCATTAAATAAAAGAAATTATTATAACGAAAATGATAATATTTATTCTAGTGATAGTGATAATAGCGATCATGATATTTCTACTCCTCCTACTGATAGCGATGATGATGGTATCAATATTATTATAAACTCCCATAATATTATTAACCAAAGTGAAAGTGACAACAATATTGAACTTATACATCAAGATTGTTAAATATAAAAATAAAATATATCTACTAGTTTTTTTGATAATTTACCATCACTTGGATAATGTATTCCTGCCTTTACACGACATTCATCACACTTTTTTGCTATTTTACTGAATTTTTCTTTTTTTTCTGGATATTTTTTTGATAATATTTTTTCTAGATAGTATGCTTGATATGCATGTCCCGCAGGCATTGCCGGTGTTCTTCCTGTTTCTGTTTCTATATAATTTATACTTTCATCTATTTGATATGGTCTAGGTCTATTTATTAAATATTTTATTGTATAAAATATTGGTACAGTATGTTTATACATTTCTCTTAATTCATCTACTGATTCTTCTACATGTTCTTCAAATGCATATGCTACAGATATATTTGTTAATTTAAAATAATTTATATCTTCTTCTGTTCGATTATCTACCATCTTTTTTACAATATCTGCTTCTTTATTATCATATACCGGTAGTGTTGGTAAATATGCGTTATAACCAGGTAATATAAACAAATATATTATAAATAAAAATATTAATCCTTTTAATATTTTCTTTCCTTCTTTATTCATATAATATATTAAATGAATAAAATTTTCTTTTTTTACCATTTATTTTTTTTTACGGTTACTTGTTGTCCTGCATTTCTTTTCTTTGATTTTGATGGATCATACTCATCATCTTCATCATCTGAACCCATATTTGCTGATATTTCCCAAAATTCTTTTGAACCTAATTTAAAATCTGGATGATCAGTTGCTTTATACCAAAATATTTGATCGTTTAATTTATTTGATTTCGCATTATTATGTATTACTAAACATTCATAATTCTCTGTTGTTTGATCCATTACTGAACAAAATGCTTCTAATGTTGGAAACATACTTGCATAATTCTCCCATATTCTTTTTCTATTTGTTAAATATGGTTCTCTTAAAATAAATACATAATCTATATTTGTTCTTAAATTTGGTGGAATACCTAAAGGATATTGCATTGTTATTATTAACATTACTTTCCAATGCCTTCCATTCATAAATAATAAACGCATCATTTTATCTCTTGTCCAACTTTGATCATATAGACAATCATCTAATATTACAAATGTTCTTGGATCTAATGTTGTTCTTCCTACTGTTTTCATATCTGAATTTATTTTTTTTAATGCTTGTTTCTGACGCCTTAATATATTTTCAATTAATACAGTATTATACTCATCATGTATAAATAATTTAGGAACGTGCTTCGCATAAAATCCATTCCCTGCTTCAGTCCCTGATATTACTGTTCCTACCGGTATATCTTGATGATAAAATAATAAATCTCTTACTAAATACGATTTACCTGTATCACGTCTTCCTATCATTACTATTACAGGTCCTTTATTTTCATTAGGTTTAAATGTTACTGTACGCATATCAAATTTTTTTAATTCTAAAGTCATATAATTTATACATATTAAAATATTATTATTAATAAAACGAATTTATTAGTTTAGAATTTATTATTTAATATATTTTTAATAATTATAAATGACTAGTAAATTTAGTGTTAATTTAGATACTGCTCATACCTTTGATATTTCTCTTTCATCCCAAATTAATAACATTAATAATCTTTCTATCAAAACTGATTATTATCCCCTAGATTTTAGTAATACTTCTAATTATTATCCTACTTTAGATTTATTTGATTATTCTCATAATTTAACTTTAAATTCTAATAAACATATTATCAATTATAATACTGCTATTAATTCTAATAATGAAAATGAAAATATTAATGTCTTCTTTAAATTTGCCCCTTTACTTGACACTACACGATATATGATTGGTAAATATAAATCTAAATATAATGCTTCTTATACTGATAATTTTGCTAGTTTTTTAATTAGTAAATTATTATCACACCATAATTTTATTAATGGTAATGATTATTTTGGAAGCTTTCTAGCTATACAAAAAAAATATATTATTGATATTGGTGATGAATTAGAATATTTATATGATTCAGATTTTTTTAGAGAAAATTTAGATAAACTTTTTCATATAGAAGACAAAAACAATATCAGTAATTTTGATTTTCTTAATTATGGTTCTAGATCTAATAAACCAAAATTAAATATTTCTGATATTCACGATAATCTACTTATTATTGAAGATATCGAAGATATTGAAGACATTGAACACATTGATATTGAAAATATTGAAAATATATATGAAAAACAAAACAATAATGATGGTGAAAATGATAATAGCGAAGAAGATGATGATGATAATAGCGAAGAAGATGATGATGATAATAGTGAAGAAGAAGATGATGATAATAGTGACGAAGAACCAGATGAAGAAGGCGAAGATGATGAAGATGATGAAGATGATGACGAGGATGATGAAGAGGATACACCTGTATATGCATATATTGATAATTTCCCTGTCCAAGTAATTTGTATTGAAAAATGTCACGGTACATTTGATGCATTATTAGAAAATGATTCAATTGATATTGATTCTGCTAGGTCTATATTATTTCAAGTTATTATGATTCTTATTACACTTCAAAAAACATTTCATCTAACTCATAATGATTTACATACAAACAATATTATGTATTCTAATACAGATAAAGAATTTTTATATTATAAATATGATAATATTTTTTATAAAGTACCAACCTATGGTAAAATTGTAAAGATTATAGATTTTGGTAGAAGTATTTATAAATACAATGGTGAATTATTTTGTAGTGATAGTTATAATGTTGGTGGGGATGCACATACACAATATAATACTGAACCTTTCTTTGATAATAAAAAAGCCAGATTAGATCCTAATTATAGTTTTGATTTATGTAGATTAGGTTGTTCTATATATGATTTTATTATACCCGATGATACTACATATGAAGAACTAGATGACTTTCAAAAAATAATTAACGATTGGTGCACAGATGATCATGGTAGAAATATATTATATAAAAAAAATGGTGAAGAAAGATATCCAGATTTTAAATTATATAAAATGATAGCAAGAACTGTTCATAAACATACTCCTCAAGAACAATTATCTAATTCATATTTTTCTTTTTATAAAATTGATGAAACTGATGAAAAATATTTTGATATTGATAGTTTACCAGTTTATGCATAATTTAATATTTAAAATTTATAAATATTAAATAATTATTTCATATAAGTATCTTTAAATTCTTCTGGTGTTGTAATTTTTACTTTTAATTCTTCAGCTTTTTTTGTTTTATTTGATTTATCTTCTTTTGATTTTACTATTAATGCAAATGTATCTAATTTAACACTATCTACAATAGATCCATTATATTTTTTTAAAAAATCTATTATTTCTTTATCACGTACTTTTGACATTACTATTTTTTTATTATATAATGGATGTGCTTTCATTTCTTCTGTAACTATTATATTTTCTATAACTTTGGGTTTCTCTGTTAATTTATTAGATAATCCACATTGTTGTAAAAATTCTAAAAATATAGGAATATTTGATACTATTGATTGAGCATTCTCTTTTCCTATACCATTTACTGAAAGTAATAATATCTTTTTTTCTTCGTCACTTTCGGTTCTAGTGAAGAAATCAGGATATTTTTCTAATATTGGTTTTAATTTTTTCTCACCTATTCCACGACCTAATTTATTTGATGCTGCTGCTATTTGTATTAATGATGCTTTTCTTATTTTATCTTTTATACTATCATATATCTTTTTACTTAATTTCTCTTTAAAACCTTCTACATTTTTAAAATTATCTAATTCCATATGTATTATTTTTGGAATACTATTATATCCTGCTGCTATTAATCTATTTACATTTCCCTCTGATAAACTTTCTACATCTAAACTTGTAAAAAATGCTGTAATATTCTTAGATAATACATTCATATCATCTTCTTTATTTGCTACTATTATATCTTCATGTGTATCTGTCCAGGTATATTCTACATCAGGCATTTTTGCTTTTTCTGCTGGAATTGATACTCCTTTTATATGTGGTATAACATCTCCACTTCTTATTATTTGAATAGTTGCACCTATACCTA